CCACCATTGCTGATCCTTGATGATACTGACTACTGGTCATTTTAAAATGTATTTTAAACGTGAAACGACCAAGTCTAAAAAATTTAAGAATTGATGCTATTGCTGTTTGAGTAGCGAGCGATCCAATTAGGCTAAATGACACCACTGTCGTGGCTGAAGTCCAATTGAATGCTCCTATTTTGTAAGAGCGACATAACATATCTCGTGAAAATTTTGAAGAATAAGGATTGGACCAATTTCTAGAAGAAAACGCAATCGTTTCATCAACTACAATTTCTGATCCTGTTTCTTTGAATTTTGTTAATCCATCTACAGATGTAGTGGAAATATTTCCGTCATTTGTCAAAGTGGCGGCACTTTCTTTTATTTCAACTTTTTGTTCTGCAAACCAATCAAAAACACCTTCGGCGGCTTATACCTAAGGCTTTTAGGGTGAGGTTTGAAACATACCCCCGATACATCGAGCCATCTAACTAGATAGTCCTCATCTCGACTTACGAATTAGGATATGAGTCGCTAGGCCTCGGCGTAGCTAAACTTGTTTTGTAGGTAGTCTAAACCTCCCGGTGTTACGGTGCCGGCCACCATACGAGTTACTAAAAAGTAGCTCTAAAAACAATGTCATTATAGGCTTCTTGCCAGGTAATATTTATTACCCAAGAAGACCCATATTGTGACAAATATATATTAACCTCCTTTTTCATCGCCTCAAAATCATCTCGTCCATGACGTGATATTTCCATAAGTGCAACTTTACAATTAATTGCAAATTGCTCTTCAAAGGTTTTATCTTTTGGTTTATCTATCCACTGTAACATTGAATAGATTGATTTTTTGTTCAAAGGGCACACCAAAACGCCCATATAACGGAAGCCTCGCTGCAAAAACAGTGCAGTTGATATTAAAGAATCATCAATTGCTTCTGTCCCTTTAGCTGGATCTGTTCTTATATGATTAAATAATCTTTTCGCTTCATCCCACAATAACTGACGGGGGATAATTGGACAATTAAGTAAAAGATCATCTCCATATGTCCACTGCGCTGCGACTTCATCAAAATCCTCATTTGTCAAACGACGAACTAGACATCGATTAATAGCTGAGTTGGCAATGGAATTAAGTATAGTTGTAAGATCTACTCCAGATGCTTGAAGTATTAAAAAAATGACAACATCAATAACAACAACTGCACAATGAAAATTACAAATAATTACAGCATAGACCAACATCTTATGCTTTAAACGAACTGTCGTAGTTATTAAATCTATATCTATTTCTTGATCCGTCAAATTATAATACTTACAATACTCATTTGGGAAAGTACAAATAAACTCTGTTGTTGGAAAATTTTGATCCCATTTCTCTGTATCATCATCTTTGACTTTAAAGCCAAAACGAGTAATCTTACTAAATATAAATCTCCAATCTGATGAGTAAGGATTACAACCAACGGCAATATCTGTATCTAAAAAATTTGTTTCAAGCTCCGTCACAAAATCTCCAAATACCATACGACTCACTATTAAAAATGCAAATTGACCTGCATAGAAAATACGAGTCTTACCCTGTTTAACGCGATCCTTAGGCCGTATTTCGTCTTTTAGCATTGCAACTACCCAATTCATTGGAACTTTCCCAGTTTTAAGTTTTTGAAACCACATAATAACTAGATCAAGTATATCACGATGTAAATACACATCCTGTCCTACATGTACAACGTCCTCTTTATCCTTACGAACCATATATTCATCTTTATTTAAGTCAATATATGAACGTTTTAACTTACAAAAGATTTTATGATAAAATGCAGTACTAGTGCTACGCTTAATAGAATGTGAATGTGGATGATTGCGAATTCCCTTTAGAGCTTCCCAAATGGGCAATACACGCCCCGTTGAATTCTTAAGTGCTCTATTAAAGATTCCTTTATAATCAACTGGCTGCAAATACCCACCATATATAATCTTCCTTTTCTTACACGATTGAAAACCAATATCTAACGGATTGAGATCTCCTTTTGTCCGCAACAAGGCTGGTTCACCTTCTACTGGATAAGGGGGATCTTTGTGTATTAGTTCTCCATTAACAACTACTGGTGATATTTTACACATAGGCGTACTAATTATTTGAGATTTTTGGGGATACGGGAATTTATAATTCAATTTTCCCATAACATCAATCCCAAAAATCCCTTCATCTGGTACATAATTAAATTTAACTTTATGTTGCGGCAAAACATCCGGCAAGGACTCTATTTCAAATTGTCGAATTTGTTGTTGGACATCATCTAATGATTCATCCAAAAATTTTTTAAAATCTTCAACATCTTCTTGATTAAGTCGCCCAGCGAGAGAAAAATCACCATTTTGTCCAATATGAAAATGACCAAGTTTTCGGGGCATTGCTGGATTAAAATAAATATAGGGTTTAACACAAAATCCACTTCCTGCACTCATCTTAATTTTTGCTATTTGTTCCACTCGTCGTGAACCTCCTGCACTTCCAACTGCATAATTGTTAGAGTTCACTATAACAACTGGATCTGGTGCTTCAGTTATTGTGTACGTATTAGTAGTGACACTCCCTTCCTTAACTGGCTCTCCGCGTTCTTCTCTACAACACCCTTGAGCAAAATCTAATATATCATCTTCTTTGAAAAGCAAATGACTAATTTTCTTGACATACTGTGTACACGGAACATACATCAGTGCTAGATCAGCTGAACTCAAGCCACCAATAGGTCGAACATATCTCCATTTAACTTGATCTGCGGAATATTGCAGCTCACGAGTTCCATCTTGTTCTGCTATATAAATTGTTGTTGGAGCTGCGTGCATAAAATGTCCTGGCACGACAAAAATACTGCCTTCTATACCAACGGCATACCCTCCAAACTCTCGCTGATCAGTTGTTCCTCGGAGAGTATAAGTATTTTTCCGAAGAAGCGGTAGCAGTGCTCGCGCATTGTCATCCGTAAATTGAAGTTTCGCATTTTTAAGATCCATGCGAGTTTTAGGAAGAGCTCGCGCTCTTGCTATATCCCGCTGCGCTCGATTCAATCTAGGATCTGATGATTGTTCTTCAACAAACTTCATATTAACTTCTCGCATTGGATCAAGTCTACGATAAATTAAAACTGCAGCCGCAACCACTAAAGATAATCCAACAAATGCAGCTGCTAATTTAACATATGTGGAAAAAATAACAATTGCCAATGAATTACCCCGGGATGCACGTAATTCTTTTTCATGTGACAATTCAAAGTAAATTAACTCTTTATATTCACTCCAATCGACTGACCCTGTGTAAGTTCCCACATGATCAAACCATAATGGTGTTATTCCAAGAGTATTATAAAAAATATCATTAACCTTTGATTTATCCACCCAATAAAGGGGATTTGTCAATCCAATATAGTAATCTACGTCCCATGGTCTAATTTGTGGAAATTCTTTCTGGATTGCTGCAATCAAAACTTTGTCTACTTTCCGAAGTTTCTGTTTGTATGCACACATAGTATATTTCCACAAACACATAAGGCGCGATTCTTCTAACCCTTTGTCATGTTCTCGTGGAGACACAATACCATTAACTATGAAATCATGGTCCCACCCCTTTGAAGCAAACTCTTTCTTGTCATGTTTTCGAAGATCCTGGACAGCAAGCTGGGCTTCATCATAGGTAGTAACTATTTTTCCATGTAATTTAAGAAACAACACAACCGACGGATGAACACCATATCTCATATTACGATAAAGTTTCGGCAATTCATGAATATTTAATGCCAGGTACATTTGTTCCTCTGTATCTGCCAAATCCTCTTCTTCATCTGTTCGAGCTGTTGTCGTTCCCGCTGTTGTTTCTGGTAATGCTTCGAGATCAATATCATCATCACTGGCACCGTCTATATTCACGACTTCATGATCCTTCTTCTGTTTCTTACCATATGTCTCATTCATCACCTGCTCCTGTTTAAGTCCTAAAGTAGCAAAGTGACCTGTATGATCCATTTTCTTCCCAACTGTAAATTCATGATATCGCGCTACAATTTCTTTAGTGATGTGTGATACCATCATTGCTAATTCATCATAACCATTAACTAAATCCACTTCACCAAGATCTCCTGTTTTCTTATCTGGATGGTATACTCGAAGACGATAACCATCTAGATACTTAACTGATTGAACACCCTCTTTAATGTGACCTGGTACGCGAGAACACGTAATTGAAATGTCACGTCTACGTAAATAAGCTTGAGGTTCCAAAATTCCCAGATCTCCTGGTTTCTTAAATAAAACTTCGGACATATTAGTTGAAGTTATTACTAGAAATGAACTAAAAACTGTATTATCTTTTCTAGCAATTTCTGCCATATGAAGAGGATAAGGGTCATTATTAACCATTCGAATAATCGAAAAGAATTCCGCTGCCCTAGTCTCGATTTCCATAGATTGTCCTAAGTCATCAATCTTTGTAATTGGTTGATTATTATAATTGTCCCAATATTCCTGCTCCGGTTGACGATTGTATATCAGAGTATCTGTCCATTCATTAGCTGGTTCACCATTTTTATAGAAAAGAGCTTTCCACGTTGATGGACTCATCACTCTCATTGAATCATATATCATCTTTGCCAAATGTCCCATCAAGTAAGTTTTACCCTGACCTGCAATCCCATCAATAGCAATGTAATATGGTTCCATGCGCGTAATATTGGTCTTGATAAAAAACACACATTGCTTATACAATGATTGCGATTTAGCAAGGGCAGACTGAATCATTCCACCTAGAAATTTATCTACTTTGAAAACAAATGGATACATTTCAACTAAATCTTGATATGCCTTAGCAAAATCCTCTTTCATAGGATCAGTCAAATTTGTAATATCAGCAATGCTAACTGTTTCTATCAATTTGGTAATCTTTGTTTGTAAAGAATGAACATTTTTGGCATCTTGAAAAAAAGGTGATCCCCACAATAACGAACTGGTACGGTTAACACACCATACAAACATTTCCTTGATTTTTTCAATTAACCATGTCGCATTTTTAACCGCTGAGGAAAAATCTCCAATTTTCTTAACACACACCAAGATCTGTGCATCTGAAAATGCGTTATTAAAACTTTTCAAAGATTTATCTAGAGATTCTAACCATGAAGATGATACTACCTTCGCCAATCCAAAACTAAGATGTTGCTCCTTAGCTTGTGACAAATCATCACAAGGTCCTAGTTCTGGTGGCATGAATGATTCTATCCCCATAGTTATAGTACGACAAAACACAACAATAGCCCATCCAAGTATAGCTACCATTATAATTACCGCTACTATCTTCACAATAAGATAAATAGTTGCCAAATCTGGAAATGATTGAAAAGCTTGTCTAACTGATGTTCCAACTTTGTCCAATATTGGAACAACCACATCTGTCATTCCTTCTCCTATCTTCCTACCAACGGATCGAATTGTACCTCCGACCCATGATTCTGATTTTGGCGCTAACATCTTGTCTAACAATTTCTTTTCTCCATCAGTTTCTTCACTATCCCAAGTGTTTGCAGTATATGATTTATTCATTTGTTCTTCGGTGCGAGAAAGATCTTCCCACATCCGCTTACGTTCAATTTTATTTCTGGCTTTAATCACATCTTTAAGCAAAACTCCAACATTTGTTGGCATTTGCGTAGTACGATGTAAAAATGCTCGCAGATACAAAAATGGTTCTGGTATTAAAGGATCAGCCACAAAAGCTGATAGTAACAATTTACGTGCTCTATATTGAGGCATTTGATCCTTACAAATAAAAAACTGATTCTTCTTTCTAAAAATGTGCTGCAACGCAATTGCTGTAACTAATTTCCCATTGCGACACCATTGTTCAAAATTTCTCTGTATTATCCATGGAGGTATTTTATGAGTTTGATTTGACGCATAACCATGCTCATCGAGATAAGACCAAAATTGTTTCAAATCATCTCGCATATTTCCAGAATAAACTGGGTAACGCAAACGATTATGTTTTGATCGATAATCTCGCTCCATTCGGATGTTTTTTTCGTCCTTTTGCTTTCGATAATATTTTGAACGTTTAATGTCCATTTCCACTTCCTGCTCAGGCGTAACTTCAAGATCCTTCTGTTCCACATCTTGAGGAATACGTCCTTTTGTTTTATCTATCCTTGTCTTTTGTTGTATTTTCCATGATTTAGCTTCCAAATCCAAATAACTTTGTGTATACAACAGGTTTCCTTGTCTTTTTTGTTCAAGTTTTGACAACCGATTTTTATCTCTCCGTGCCATATTTCGACAATTTTTTGTTTGATGATCAAATTGTCCGGGAGAGGCACGCACCCAAATTCGTTGTGGTTGATTAGTTCTCCACACTGGTTCTTTAACAGGATTAGGTCCAACCTTGAAATCCTCAAGATCGTCATCCCATGCATAATATATCGGACCAGGATTGGCCGAAACATCACCGTGCATAGTCAAATCAGCATACCAACTCTTAAGCTGTGGTAACAAAGATCCACACATATCATTTTTAAGTTGTTGCTTATTTCCTGTCAAAGAATATGTCATAGAAACATTTAAAGGTTTTGCACGTTGTGGAAACGTACAAATTAATTGAGCTGTGAATGTAGGTGAATTAGAAGGTCCAGTGCTACGAAGGATTTTAAAATCCATCGTACCTGATACTGATCCAATCCACGCATACAATTCATTTGCTCCCATCGAATTTCCTGTTTTCATCGGAACAATTTGATTCGTTGTTCCTGATTTATTTGCTCCATATGCTGTACGCACTTGAGATGAAAGATTAGATATATTCATGTCTAATTTTCTAACGGTCTCCAATAATTCATCCTTTGTTTTCTTAACTTCATCTATTTCTGATTGATATTTCTGTTTAATTACTAAAATTTCTTTGTTCATTTGCATTTCAACACTTGCTAATCGTGTTTCACAACTATCAATCATAGTTTTTGTATTATTCCTTTCCTCCGTTAAAGCCATACAAGCTTGTAAAATTTGTGCTCGTCTGGCCTTTTCATTTTCCAAATTCATCTGTTCTAATCTGATAGCAGCCATCTGCCTATCTAATTCCTGATTACGTGCTGTCACGTCTCCCAACAAATCAACTATTCCTTTTCCCAATTCCACCGCTGAATTAAAAGATTGCATAAACTTCTTATCCATGGCGTTACGAACTGGTTTATCCATCATAGGGCTCGGAGTTTTCCTTCTCCATACATCAGTCCCTAGGGCATAGGTATTGACTCCATGTTCCAACATCAATTTTATTTCACATTGCGATTGTTCCGTACAAGAATGAATTAGTTTTTACTGCAAAGTGGCAGCAATAGTAACATTCTGATGTACAAGTAATAGTGTATATGAATTAATGAATATCCCAAAATCAGAGGGAATCGATTCAAATAACTAGGAACGCTACAACAATAAAAATATGAACATCCACTGTGTCTTCACAAGGTCAGAGCTAGTAAAGGCGGCGCTTTACGGTGTATCAACGTCCGGCATGCACTTCAAATGAAGCATGTTTTTCCGCAACAGTCTAGATGACACAACACCTAATGGCAGTTTGACGATACTGCAATCGTATTAATTTATTAGTAATTATCAAATCGGTTTGGGGCAAGTGACGCAACATCAACCTTGGCTGGACCCCTTAAGTTCATTGATAAAATTCCGTAATTACATCGCACGGGGATATACCTGGTGCTAGTAATAATCATGCTTTACGGACACGCAGATAAATAAAATCTGCTGCTCACGACTTGAGCTAGTGGCTGCATTGGCCACGAGGAATACATCTAACTATAAGTTCATAGTGACATATCCTAAACATACAAATAACAGTAATCACATAAGTACTACGCTGTTCGTATGAGTGATGTATCCGCTACATCAGTGCGGCAAAATATTAAATGGTTACTCATAAGAGAACGCTAAAGGCTAAAACCTCGCGTGCAACCTCACTTTTCAAAATGTATTTAACCCGTATAAGAAGCATAATAAGTATCACCACAATACCAATACTGCTTAAA